CGCGGCCCCTCCCTTCAAGTCGCCCGAAGACGAAGCGAAGGATAAGGCCGAGTCCGAGAAGACCGAGAAGGGCGCGACGATCGATGCCCCCTCGTCGGCCGAGCAGCCGGCTCCCACCGATCCCAAGACGGACGATGTCACGGCCGTCTTGATGGGTCTGGCCAAGGCCTGCGCCAGCACCACCGACGCCATGGCCTCGACGGTCAAGATGCTCGCCAAGGGCATGACCTCTGGCGACGGCGCCGTCGCCAAGGCCGGTCGGAAGATGGCCAGTGGGCGTCTCTCGATGCTTCAGCAGGCCTACAAAATCTTGTCCGGCCTGCTCCAGGAGCTGGTCGCGGAGAACGGCGGCGACGAGGAAGCTCCCGTCGCGCCCGCGCCCGCCGGAATGCCCGCGCCCGGCGGCAAGGCTGCTCCCGCGGCCATCCCTCCGGCGCCCGCCGGCGCACCGGTCGCGCCCCCGAAGGCGCCTGTCGCCGCGGCCCCCGCCGCGCCGCCCGCGCCCGCGGCGCCCCCGAAGCGGCCCGCGCCCCCCGCGGTGCCCGCGGCGAAGGCCAGCTCTGTCGCGAAGTCCATGGAGTCGCTGCGCAACTTCGTGAAGCCCGTCGCCAAGACCGCGCGCGAGGTGGAGCTGGAGGCGAAGGTCAACAACCTGTCGTCGCAGCTCAAGTCGGTCGCCAAGGAGCGCGGTGGGCAGCCGCGCGCCGGGTCGGTCGACGACATCCCGACGCCTCCCGTCCCGGTGAAGAAGTCGGTCCTGTGGCCCGACGACTTGAGCAAGTCCGCCGCGGAACGCACCGCGAAGTAACCGATCACACGTCGTCACAGACGTCAGGAAGAGAAGAGTAATCCGTGGCGAACAACATGACCTACATGACCTTCATCGAGAAGGCGGATCTGAGCATCCATAACCTTACGAACGAGGGCGGTTTGCTCGTCCCCGAGCAGGCCCGGGAGTTCATCGAGATCGCGATCGTGGAGAGCGTGTTGCTCAGCATGATCACGGTCAAGTCGATGAGCGGCCCGACCTTCGAGCTGTCGAAGATGGGCTTCACGGGGCGCGTGCTCCGTGGTGCGACCGAGAGCCAGGCCCTCGGCGTGGCGGACCGCTCGAAGCCCGAGCTGGGCAAGGTGCTGCTCCAGACCGTGGAGTTCATCGCCGAAGCCAGGATCCCCTACGGGGCGGTCGAGGACAACGTCGCTCAGGGCACGTTCGTCGACTACGCAACCAAGCTCCTCGCGCAGGCCGTGGCCCGCGACATGGAAGACGTCGCCGTCAACGGCGACCTGACCTCGTCGGACGTCCTCTACAAAAAGATGGACGGATTCCTCAAGCAGATCACGACCCGCGTAATCAACGCCGGTGGCGTGAAGCTGACCAAGAGCGTGTTCGACACCATCGTGAAGACGATGCCCTCGCAGTTCTTCCGCGGCGCGAAGAACATGGCGATTTTCACCTCGAAGAACGCCGCGATCGACTACGGCTCTTCGGTCGCGAACCGCCAGACGCCCCTCGGCGACAACGCGCTCGTGAAGATGTCCTCCGGCGAGTACATGGGCATCCCCGTCGTGGCGGTGCCGCTCTTCCCCGAGCAGCTCGGCGTAAACTTGAACGCGACCAACGTGGTCATGGGCGACCCGAAGAACATGGTCGTCGGGATCCAGCGAGAGATCCGGATCGAGACCGACAAGGATATCTCGGCGCGCGAGTACATCATCGTGGCCACGCTGCGTTTCGACGCGAAGTGGGCCCACGAGCCGGCCGTGGTCAAGGCCACCGGCGTTCTCGCGGCGGCGTAGTCCCGTCCCGGGGGGGACCAGGGGCGCTCGCTCGCAGAGCGCCCCTTCGAGCCAGAACCATCTTTTCAGCCTGGCATCCAGGCGCTTCTCGGGAGAACGGTCATGTCGATTTCGCTGCTCACTCTCATCTCCGGCGCCGGCGGGAAGGCCTCTGCTCCGGCGTTCGCCGACCGTGTCAGCTTCGCCGGCGAAGCCTCGTACCTGGCCGGCGGAACGACCGGTCTCGCGGCCCGGCTGCATGCGCAGACCGGCGACTCGCGCGCGATCGTCGGTATCGTCTCCGGCGACTGCGGCGTGTACATCGCGCAGTACAACCCGGCCACGGACCTGTTGAAGGTGCGGAAGATCGTCGACGGCACCGAGCCGGCCGATGCCACGGACCTGTCGGCCACCACGTTCAACCTCGTGGTCCTGTCGGGCTAATCGGCGCCGTCGCGCCCAGACCAGATCACACGGAGGCACTTCGATGGCAAGGCACGGTATCCCGATCAACTTTGGTGAGGCAGGCGCGTTCTTCGCGCCGGGCGACGGTGCGGGGAAGCCGTGCCTCCCGGATATTCTCATCAGCTTGCTGGCTCGGTTCGCGCCGCCGCAGGCGACGACCACGGCGCTCGGGTTGCTCGACACGGACAACCGGTCCGACAGTCAGCTCGCCCTCGTCACCTTCGACGACTCGCTCTGGGTCTACGACGAGCTGAGCACGGCTGTCGCAGGCGTGAACGTCGTCGTCCCGAATCCGGCCCCCACGGCTGGTCGCTGGCTCCGGCTCGTCTCGGGCACGGGCACGAGCACCGTGCTCGGGAGCCCCGCGGCGACGACCGCCGCGCTCACCGCGATCGCTTCGGCGAACCGCGGCGACGGCGAGTTCGTCGGCGTGACGAGCGACAACTCGCTCTGGCAGTTCAGCGCGGCCAGCTCTGCGGCGGCGGTGACCGGTCTCGTGCTCGTGCCTGACGTCGGCACCGGGCGCTGGTTCCGCGTCGACGCCGCGGATGTCGCGATCACCGCGAACATCGCCACGACCACGGCGCTGAAGGGCATCGCCGCGGCGGTTCGCTACGAGGGGCAGCTCGCGCTCGTGCAGGCAGACGGCAGCCTCTGGCGGTTCGTCAGCGCGTCGACGTCGGCGGATACGACCGAGAGCCTCGTGCTCGTGCCGACCGCCGGCTCGGGGCGCTGGCACCGCGTCGACAAGCACGTCGATCTGAAGCTCGTGCTCGACCGCACCGCGGCCGACGGCGCCACGCTCTTCACCGTTCCCGTCGGCTTTCGCCTGCGCCCGACGGTCCCCTTCTGGGAGATCTCGACGCTGTTCACCACGGCCAACGCTGGCGTCGCGGGGCTCTCGACGAGCAACGCGGCCGGCAGCACCAAGGGCGACCTCCTCGGCGGCGCTGGCCTCGACGCCGCCGCCTCTCTCACCGCGGGTCTCATCGGCGGAACGGCCGGCACCAAGATCGCGACCGTGACTCCGGGCCTGGTCCTGGTCGCCGGCGACACGATCCGCTGGGACAAGACCAACGCCTTCACCGCGGGGGCCGGCTTCGCGCACGTTCCCGTCAACCTCGAAGCGCTGTAGCACGCGGGCCCACCCCCCGAGCCCTGATTCAGGAGACCAAATGGCCAACTCTATCGTTCGTATCAAGCCCTTGAACAAGCGGGATGTCCACGTAATGTGCATCACGTCCAGCGCGTTCACGTTCACGAGGGCCCGTGGCTGGTACAAGGTGACCGAAGACGTCGCCACCGCCTGCGAGAAGGAGCGCATGAACGACATGGACCCGACCTCGCCGTACGTGTTCGACGTCTCGACGCCGGATGATGCAAATGAGGTCATGCGCGGCGAGACGCGGTCGGCGGTCGGCACCGCCGACTCGCCGAATGAGCTGGCCGCGGCGTCGACCGCCGCGACCACGGTCCTGAACGCGCCGGCCGAAGAAAAGGGCCAGGCTCGGGTCGGCAAGCGGCGCGATAGCTGATGACCAGCGAGCTTCGTGAGCTTGCAGCTCAGATGCTCGCTGAGGCTGCCGAGGTGCGGCGAGAGCGTGCCCCTCGTAAAGGGGCACGTCTCGCCGCACCTCGCATCGCCGACGGGCTCAGCGCCCTGACGCAAGAAGAGCTGGCCCGCCTCATCTCCGATGGGCACATCGCCAGCGAAGTCTCGGAAGCGCTTCGCGCGCTCGACTCAGCTCCCACCGAACTACAGCCCGCCCTGATCCGGGTGACGCTCCGGCTCAACGAAGCGATCGCCCGCAGGGTGCACGCGCTCGGCCGAACCTGGGAGCTGACTTCCGCCGAGGCGCGGGGGCGCGCGTGCGCGCTGACCACCTCGGCCTCGTCGCTGACCGCCATCGCCGACAAGCTCGCGAGCGATTCTCTGATCGCTGCTTCGAGCCCGGCGCCTTCCCCCTCGCCGACGTAGAGGCTTCGATGTCCGAGAAGTTCGACCACTATCAGCAGACCAACCTCGACGCGAACTCGGGCTACAGCCCGTCGGCGCCTCGCTGGCTCGGGATCCTGACGGTGGCGCCGGCGAACGCCACCTCGCTCACCGGCATCGGGCTGATGACGCTCTACCCGCCGTTGCTCGGCAAAGCGATCGAGAACCTGACGCCCACGCGCGTGCTCCTCGTCGCCTCCAGCTACCGCTCCGTCATCCTGATGGTCTCGCCCGAGCGCAGGGTGAAGGTGCTATCTTGAGCGCGTGCCGACCTTCGCGCTCACCCAAGACGATCTCGATCCGTCGCTGGTCGTTGCGATGCGAAACGCCGACGGCAAGGCCTACGTCCCCCAAGCCGGGAGCACCGCCACCTTCAAGATGGTCCACCGAGGCACGGGCCTGATCATCACCGGCGCCGCCTCGATCGGCGGCGCGAACGGCGACCAGCTCACCTACGACTGGCAGGCTGGCCAGACGGCCAAGGTTGGCGAGTACGACGCGCAGTTCAAGGTCTTGGCGCCCGGAGGGCACACGATCAGCTTCCCCACGGCCGTCGGGCACTGCGCCTCGGGGCCGGGCTGCCTCGGGCCCGTTGTCGGCGGCGGCTCGCTCGCGCTTATCGTGCAAATCGTCCCGTCGCTGTAGGAGATCAGGATGCGCATCATCGGTCTGGGCAAGTCGAGCACCCGGCAGATCCCGGTGTTCGACCTCTTCACCATCACAAATGGGCTGATGGTCGATCCCGACTACGTGCAGTTCCAGATCTTCGACCTGACGACCGAGGACAAAAAAGTCACCCCGGTCCAGGTCTACCCGACGACGCCGGGCAACGCGTCGACCCTCGACCTGAACCCGGTCGAGCAGGGGGGCCATCGGCTCGGGCTCGCGCACTTCGTGGCGCTCTGGAGCGTGCCCTCGAACGAGCCGGTCGGCTTGCACGAGATCGTCTGGTTCTACGCGATCGCCGGCGGGATGGAGGTCGAGGTCCACATCGAGTTCGACGTGGTGAAGGCGCTGGGCGCTGGCATCTACGACGTCTACGCCCTGGTCTCCGACCTGCGGGCCGAAGACGTGTCGTCCTGCCTGGCGCGGGACATCGACGTCGGTCACCGGCTGATTCTCGCGAAAAAGCTCATCGACGCCATCACGCTGCGGTCGTTCATCCCGACGTACAAGTCGATCACCCTCGACGGGGTGGGCACGTCCTGCCTCTTCCTGGACGAGGCGATCATCGCCGTCGCGCAGCTCGTGCAAGACGGCGATGACGTCGACATGTCCGTCGTGAAGGTCGCGAACAGGCACATTACGCAGGGCCTGCTCGCTCCAGACGACCGCAACAACCCCACCATCGAGTTCGCGGAGTCGCTGCGCTCGCGCCGGCACGTGGGCGTGATCGGCATCGGACCATCCCTGCGCGCGCGCGGCCTGTTCAGGGCGGGGACGCAGAGCGTCAACATCAAAGGGATCTTCGGCTACACCGATCCGGACCCGGGGTACGCGGTCGGCGTGACGCCCTACATGATCCGGTTCGCGGCGCAGCTCATCGTGATGAGCCAGTTGCCCAAGCTCGGCGACCTCGACGAGCGATTCAGTCGCCTGAACCACTGGAGGTTCACCGGGGAGACGACCAGGGACCAGAGCTACAGCCTCGGCGCCGGCCGCCCCGTGTCGACGCTCGACGGCCCGTCGACGGGCGATCCCGAGATCGATGGGATCCTGAAGAGCTTCCTCGCCCCGATGCGGATCCGCACCGTGTGACACTGGTGGCGCGAAGCGTGTGAGGATTCCGCTCATGAACCCGACGCACCGCTCGACGTACCGCTTCCCTCGTGACTACGGCGCCATTGGAACAATGGCCGCGGGATCCCCGCGCCGGCTTCCCTGCGCAGCGGGGCCTATGCCTCGCCGCGGCGCCGCTGGTGATCGAGCTGGCGATCCGCATCGCGACCGACTGGCAGGAGCGCGACGGCGACTTCGCCCCCTGCGACGAGGCGGCATCTCCGGTCGACGTCGAGGCGCGTGGCGAGGCCAACGTGAAGATGAAGCTGCCCGCTGAAGGGGCTCTTCAGACACGCGCCGATCACACCTGCGGAGCGCACGCGCCGATCACGCTCGGCGTCGAGCGCACGCGAGAGGCCTACCGGCGCCACCATCTCCCGGTCTTGCGGCGGGGCCGCCAGGCCGCGCACTGATCTGGTAGGCTCCGCCGCATGGCACATGCTGACGACCCGCGGGTCACGACCACCGATGGCCCTGCTGACCCCGGCGCGCAGGGCCCCGCGCCCGGCCCCGTGAACCCCCTCACGGGGCAGCACGCCTCGTACTGGATCCTCACCCCCGAAGAGCCCGGGTCGACGACCAGGATGGCGAAGTCGATCGCCGAGACCTACGCGCGCGAGCCGAAGTTCTACGGCGCGACGTTCTGCGTCGCCTGCCAGGTGCACGCGCCCGTCGGGGAATTCACCTGGCTCGACGACGCGGGCACTCCGACCGAAGCGCTCGTCGGGAGCTGAGCGCGCATGACCCGCGGGCGGCTGATTCGCTGGTTCATCGCCGAGATCGCGCAGCTCGACACGGCGGCCACCGCTGCCGCCGGCGGCTACGACGAAGTCTTCCGCACGATGAACGTCACGATGCAGGACGGCGTGCGCAACAACGGGCGCAAAGAGAAGCTGATCCGGCTGCGGTGCCAGGTTGAGCCAGCGGATAACGAGCGCCAGCATCAGGCGCCGCACGGCGATATCCCGGTCCGGAAGATGGATCTGGTCTTTCTGATCCCAGACCTGGAGCAGCTCGGGCTCGTGGACCCGACGACCGGCGACCCCCTGCTTCGGAAAAACGACCGCCTCGTCGCGCTCTACACGAAGACATGCAAGCTGGTGCAGGCCTTCGGGGATCCTCCGGGGATGTACGCGCAGCACGTTGACGCGCGCGCCTACGGCCTCGGTAGCATGCGAAACCTCGTCGTCGTCACCTTTCAGGATAGGCCGCAGGGGCAGCGGTAATGGGTATCGAGTTCATCGGCTGGGACGAGGCCGCCAAGATCCTCAAGGCGCTCCCGGATGCCTCGAAAGAGGCGATGGACCAAGCGATGAAAGAAGAGGCCGAGTTCATGCAGGCTCGCCTCGTCGCCAAGCTGGAGGCGGGGGTATCGCCGTCGCGCTCGGCGCTGAGCGTCGCGCTCGGCAACACCGGCCCCCCGCTCGCGGGGCTCGCGCCCTACGTGATCGTGAAGAAGGTCGGCGACGCGTACATCGTCGGCATCGAGCCCAAGGGCGGCAGTTCGGGCTACTCGATGGCCGACATCGCCGCGGCGAACGAGGAGGGGCGCTCCTATACGACGCAGATGTCCGACAAGCAGCGGCGCTGGTTCTTCGCCAAGCTGCGTGATGCGGGCCTGTCGAAGCCGCGGATCCGTGGGAAGCAGCCGCCCTCCTCGGCCGGTACCGTCTTTCACGTGACGATCCCCAAGCGGGCCTGGCTCCAGCCGACCGTCGACAAGTACGCAGAGCCGGCCGCGGTCTCAACGCGCGTGACGGCGACCGTTGCCGAGGTGCTCCGCAAGAAGTTCGGGTGGTGACGCCGCGCTCGGATATACGGAAGCGTATTGCGTGGACGGTGGCCGCCGAGTAGCCTTCGCCCTCTTCTCCAAGGAGGTCCCCGATGAGCAAACGATTGCATGGTCCTGTCACGCTTCAGAAGATCAACCCCCCGGCGCTGACCGGCGACGGGCTGAAAGAGCCTCTTCCGGGGCTCGTCGAGCGCTACGGCGACATGGACGGCACCAACGCCGCCGAGACCATGTTTAAGGTCTACTGGCACGGCGAGCGGCACTACTTCGACTGCGCCGGCGGGCAGTGCATCGAGAGCCCCCACGGTACGATGGCCGGGTACAAGATCTCCGACGCCGACCTGGAGCGAATCCGCTTCGACGGGAAGGGCGAGTCGAAGCACACCGAGACCAAGGCCAGCGACGGCGCCAAGCTGCTCGGCGTGACGATGGCGGACCCCGGCTTCCCCTCCTCGTGGAGGGAGGAGCAGCGGGGCCAGGGCGCCCGCTCGCTCGCTCGCTCGGCCACCCCCGGGCCGCCCCTCGTATTTCGGGGTGAGCACCCCGCGCTCTCGGTGCCGCTGACCCACAAGCTCGATCACGACCCCGGCTGGCAGGGGGCGATCGAACCCATCGATCAGTCCTGGATCGCCTTCATCGCCGACAACGGCGATGGGCTCCTCTGGACCGAGCGCGAGCCGAGAGGCGGCGCGCCAGTCGGTGTGCCGTTCACGTTCAAGCGCCCCGACCTCGCGAAGTCGGATCCCCGCGCAGCCGCGGACGCCATCGGGGTGAAGGAAGTCGGCGGCAGCCTCGGCCTCGGCCTCGGGCTGAAGGTCGACGGCAAGGAGCTGGAGCCGATCCGGAAGTCGAACGCCCGTCGCGTGGTCGAGAGCTACACGGCGCCCGCGGACGAGACGCACGGCGGCGTGAAGATCCTGGCCGGCACGCATGTCGTCATGGTGATGAACGACGAGCGCCCGCTCCCGCTGATGCAAGCTCGATAGCCCCCGCCGGCGGGGGCTGATAGGCTCGGCGCATGGCGGTTCCCACGCTCATCAGCATCACCCCTGACGAGGGTCACACGGGCGGCGATACGCTCGTCGAGATCATCGGCACCGGGTTCCAGCTCCCGCCGCCGCCTCCCCCTTACGGCATGACGACGGCCCCTCCGCCGACGGTGCAGGTGCTCTTCGGCGCCGAGCCGGCGACGGACATCGGGGTCACCGAAGACTGGCAGATCTTCTGCCGTTCCCCGATCAACGACCCTGGCTCGGTCTCGATCACCGTGCAGAACATCGACCCGAGCGGGGCGGTGATCGCCGGCGAGTCGGTGACGGGGCTCGCGTACCTCTTCAGTCGCCCGGACTTCACCAAGAAGGGCGAGCTGGCGCGGGTGCTCGGGCTCTTCATGTTGGACCTGCGCCGGCAGCTCACCGACAACGTCGACTGGGCCGTGCACACCGACTTCGACGCGACGCTCGGCGACCTCAACATCGCCTACCAGGGCAAGCTCCCCGCGCTGGTGCTGGCGGACCTGGAGCTACCCGAGCGCGAGCCGCAGCTCTCGGCCGAGACGTACACCGTGCAGCTCGACGCATCGACGTTCATCGAGCGGCGCGCGCCGGTGGTCGTCGATGCAGTCTTCGCGCTCACGGGCATGTCCGACAACCCGATCGAGCTGTTCAACCTGCTCGAAGCGACGAAGATCTACTTCCAGAAGAACATCTCCCTGAAGGTCTGGCGAGACCCGATCGATCGCACCCACGGCGTCGTCGAATACGCGGTGCGCGCATCGATCGGGTCGAGCACCAAGGTGACGCGGCAGACCGACAACTCCAACATGACGAGCTTCAGCGGGACGGTGTTCATCGAGAACATTCGGCTGGAGGACATGCCCGGGATGACGACGAAGGCGGTCCCGGGTGTGCCGGCGTGGATGCCCCACGAGGGGACGCTGCGCTACGGCTGGACGGCGGAGACGATCGTGATTCAAAAATGCCCAGCCTGAGCCACGTTTGGGCGGCCGACCTCGGCACGTCTTGACCCACACCGGCACTCCTATATCGTGGCGGCGTGGAAGAACAAGCTACGGTCACCATCACGAATCTCGTTCGGCGGCCGCAGACCATCGAGCTCGCTCATGACATCGTGTGCCAACCTGGCGCGTGTCTGTGCTCCGAGCAGCTCGTCGGCGCGCGCGATCACGATGCCTATAGCGGTATCCGAACCGTTCGCGGCGGCATGAAGCGCGTCTCGCGCTCGCTGCACCTTCTCGCCAAGGGATCCAACCCGAACGACGTCACCGTCGCCGGCTTGCCCCTCTCGGTTCTGAAGCTGGAGCAGGTGCAGCGCATGAAGCGGCAGGGCGAGATCTCCGCGGTCGAGGTGGCCGCCGTTGCGCCGCCGCCGGCGCCCGAAGCAGAACCGCCGCCGGCGCCCGCGTCGCCCCCGGACTCGCCGTCCACGGTCATCGCGCCGATCTCGCACAGCAAGCCCGTCTCGGCGGTGAAGGAGTAATCGATGGCCACCGGCCTCTCGTCCGAAGTCACTTTCGATGAAGAAACGCCTGTCGTCAGGCAGATCAGCACCAACGCGAACCTCGCGCTCGGGATCGTCGGAATTTCTGAGCGCGGCGATTTTGGTGTGCCGATCCAGGCCACCAGCTTCGACGAGTTCAAGAAGAAGTGCGGCTCGTACACCGTCAATTCGATCGACTGCACCGCTGCGGTCCAGGGCTACTTCGACAACGGCGGGAACCTGCTCTATTTCGCGCGGGCTCTCCACTGTACGGACGCCACCGATCCGACCACCAAGACGTCGAACTACGCGACGATCAACCTGATGACGACGTCGGCCGCGCCGACGTCGGGTGTCGCGACCAGCGGTGTCGGGCCATGGGCCCTCGCGCATGGCCAGACGGTGGTGCTCAAGGTCAATGCGCTCGGCAACCAGACCGGGACGATCTCGGCGACGGCTGCGTCGCGGCAGAGCGGAGCCGCCGGCTCGGGGTTCGTGCTCGCCGATCTCCAGACGCTGCTCATCAATGTCGACGGGGTCGCACTCCCCCTAAAGACGTTTCACACGGCCGAGTTCTCGAACATCCTCCTCGCTACCGCGCAGGAGGTGGTGAATTCGCTGAACGCGTTCTTCGCCTCGAACACCGCCGGCTGCGTCGCCACCGTAACGGCCTCTGACCACGTGACGATCACGAGCAACCGGAAGGGGTTGGGCTCGGGGGTCAACATCGTCAGCGGCACGGCCAACGCCGGGCTCGGCTTCACCACCGGCAACCAGGCCGGAGGCGGCAACGTGTCCAACGTCGCCGTTGTGACCGTGACCGAGGTCATCGCCATCTTCGCCGCCCTCCCGCTCTCGGGCGCGACGGCGACCAACGTTGGAGGGGCGCTCCGGTTCACCTCGTCGACGACCGGCGGAACGAGCATCGTGCAGCTCATCTCGTCGTCGACGGCGCTGATCGGCTTCGACTTCGCGCAGCACACCGGGCTCGCAGGAACGCCGGTCGTCAGCGTCCTGGTCGACGCGAAGAGCGACGGCGTGTTCGGCAATGCGCTTCAGGTGCAGGTGCTCGCGCCCACCGACGGCGCTGCGGACAGGATAAACCTCTACGTCTGGTCGAACGGCGTGGTGAAAGAGCGCTTCTTCAACGTGAGCTTCACGATGACCGACTCGCGCTACATCGAGTCGGTCATCAACGACTCCGACATCGGAAGCGACCTGATCAAGGTGACCGACCAGGCCCCCGCGGTCCCGGCGCCCGGGAACCTGCCCGCCATCGGCCTGTCGGCGAACCTCGCCGGCGGCGACGATGGTCTCTCCGGGCTCGTCGACAACGACTTCATCGGTGGCACGTCGACGGGCGGCGATGTGGGCTTCCGCGTCCTCGACGCGGTCGACATCGACGTGATGATCGTTCCTGGCAAGGCGACGAGCGCCATCCACAACGCGATGGTCACGTACGCCGAGATCACGCGCGCCGGGCTCTGCTTCTGCATCCTCGACCCCCCGGCGGCGACCAGCGCCGCAGGGATGATCACGTACGTCAAGCAGACGGCGAGCCTCTACCAGCTCACCGAGATGGCCGCGATGTACTGGCCGCGGATCAAGGTGCTGAATCCGAGCCAGGCCATCTACGGCAGCGGGAAGATGCTTGTCGTCCCGCCGAGCGGGATGCTCGCGGGGCTCTACGCGCGCGTCGACAGCGCGAAGATCGGTGGGGCGTTCGACCACCCGGCGGGCACCGACCTGAAGTACCTGCCGAAGAACGTGCTCGGGCTGGAGAGCGACGAGGTGAAGAAGAAGCCGATGCGCGATCTCATCTTCCCCTCGCTGATCAACCCGATCTCGAAGGAAGACGGCCCCTACTTCGTCGACGGCGCGCGCACGCTGCGCGACAGCGGCAACTGGCCCACGATCGGTCAGCGCCGCGGGATCATCTTCGTCGAGAAGCGCCTGATCCCCGGGTTGGCCTTCATCAGGCACCGGAACATCCAGCCGAAGCTGCTCGGATCGGGGACGCGAACGGTCCTCGGCTTCCTCGGGTCGCTCGCGTCGAGCGAAGCCTTCGCCTCGAAGGATCCGAAGAAGGCCTTCTTCGTGGACTTCGGCCCGGCTCTGAACACCGCCGCGACGGCAAAGCGTCGTACGGTCTACGCGCGCCTCGGAATCGCCGCTGCCGAGCCGGCGGAGTTCGTCTGCCTGCTGATCTCGCCGGACACGCGTGCACTCGACGAAGAGCTGGCCGCGCTCACGGCATAAGGGAGCACGACCATGGCTGTTCTCGGAAAACTGCGAAGCTACCACAAGAAATTCAACTTCTCGATCGAGATCGATGGCCTCGATATCGCGTGGTTCGAGAGCATGTCCGAGCTTTCGGCCGAGGTCGGCGTCGTCGAGCAGCACGAGGGCGGCAGCCTCGTCGTGGCCTCGCAGGAGCCCGGCAAGGTCAAATACTCGCCCGTCACCCTGAAGGCCGGCGTGACGGACAACAACGACCTGTACGACTGGTGGGTGCAGGTGATCGACGGCGCCGGCAACGGCGGTACCGGCACCGGCGAGGTCAATAGCGAGTACAAAAAGAACATCGCGATCGTGCAGAAGGACCGCGATGGGTCAGAGCTGAAGCGCTGGAACCTCTTCGAGGCCTGGCCGAACAAGTTCTCCGCCGGCGACTGGGATGCCAAGGCGGAAGACAACGTGATGGAAGAGGTCACGTTGACCTACAAGCGCTTCGAGAAGGGCTGATCCTTCTCTGGCCGGCGCCGTTCCACGAGCGCCGTAAAGGGAGACCGACATGCAAGATACAGCGCCGAGCGGCCTGACCGCCAACGTCAGAAAAATCAAGGGCCACGTACTCGCCTCCCTCGCCGCCGAGGCCGACGCCGACACGTCGGCCGATGGCGGCATTTCCACCATCGTCGGTGGGTGCTGGGAGAGTACGGTCGAGGCCGGCCCCTACGCGTTCGTCACGCCCGGCGAGGGGATTCCGGACTGGAGCCGCGTTCTCAAGGGCGACCTGATGTTCTGGCTGCTGCGCCTGCGCGCGCTCAGCGTGCGCACGCCCGACAGCAATCCGGGGCCGTGGGGGCAGGGCGACGCCTACTGCTTCCCGGTCAAGTGCCAGAACTGCCCGAAGCAGTACGACTGGGAGGTCAACCTCTCCTCCCTGCCGATCAAGCACCTCCCCGAGGAGTCCGCGCAGCGGATCCGCTCGGGCGACGGCCGCTTCAAGGTGACGGTCGGCGGCCGCGCCTACGTCTACGAGCTGCAAATGCCGAAGCACGACGAGCCGATGCGGCGCGCGCGCAAGCAGCAGAAGCGGGTCGCGTCGACGATCATCGACGTGCTCACCTCGCAGACGGTCTCGATCGAAGGCGTGAAGCCCTCGATCATCGACCGGTACAACCACATGGCCGACCTGGAGTTCGAGGACATCCAGGCTCTGCAAGAGGCCTACGAGGCCTCCGACTGCGGCGTCGAGACCTCGCTCGATACGAAGTGCCCGGGCTGCCGGTGGGTGCAGGAGGTCGAGCTTCCTCTGGGAAAAGGTTTCTTTGCTCCTCGTCGCCGGTCGAAGGAACCGATCGAGGAGACGGATTCCCCCTCACCGAGCACGGTTACTTCCTTCGTCACCTCTTCTGGGGAGTCGGCACCGAGTGGTGGCACAAGCTCGTCCGCCACCTGACCTACAAGCAGCACGGCGGCAGCGGCCTGAACTGGTCCCGCGCCGACGTGCTGGACGCCGACGCTGACGAACTGATCTGGCATGCCCTCGACCTCGACGCGCAGCGCGCACGCGAGGCCGCTGAGGTCGAGAAAAGGCAGAAGACGCCGAGCCGATGAGCCGCACCACGCACCACCGTTCCCATGACCTCTCCGCCGGCCGCGCCCGGGGCACCAGGCGCCCCGGCGCGCAGCCACTGGCTCTGCGCGCGCGGTCCGCCGCGGGGCGCGTGGTGAGCCATCGGCGCGCGCGCGGCCCGGCCCCTCGCGCCTTCACCGCCGCCGAGCTGGAGAAGGCCGCGCAGCTCTACGCCACCGGAGCCTCGTCGAATAAGAACGCGCGCGACGACTTCTTCCTGACCTGGACGCCGGATAGCGCGTGGGTGCTCGGGCTCCTCTTCGGCGACGGCCACGTGAAACCGCGCGGCACCGCCGTGAAGCTACGTGTCTCTTCGACACGTAGCTTTGCCGCTCTAGTCTACGCCGACTCGGCGAGGATTCGCTGTTACCGCAAATATAGAGCCGCGGCTCCCCCGCTGGGAGGTGTGTAATCGCACTCAACGGCGCGATCGGTATCGGGCTCGTCATGACCGCCAAGGATCTCGCCACGGGCGTGATGGGCAAGGTCGAGGACAAGTTCAAAAAGATCTACGAGCAGGGGTCGCTCGCCGGCAAGGCGATGGACGGCGCGTTCGCCGCGTTCAAGGCCGGCACCGCGATCATGGGCGCCGGGATCGGGATCCTGGCCGCGACGGCGGCCGCGGCCGACGCCTACGGCGCGATGGACGATGCCCTCGACAAGGTGGCGCTCCACACGCGGCTCACCGCCGACGGCATGGAGGTGCTGGAGGACGCCGCCTACCGCGCCGGCCTCTCCACGAAGTTCAAGCCCGAGGAGGCCGTCGACGGCTTGGAGGTGCTGGCGAAGAAGTTCAACGACGCCGGCGCCGCCGCGGCGAACATCACGCCGGTCCTCAACCTCGCGGCGATCTCGATGGGTGACCTCGGCGTCGCGCAGGCGGCGAAGCTCGCGACCGACACGATCACGCAGTTCAACCTGACCGCCGCGGACACGAGCGACGTCGTCGACACGTTCGCGAAGGCGCAGCAGGTCACCTCGCTGAGCACGAAGGATTTCGGCGGCGCCTTCAAACGCGCCTCGGTCACGGCGTCGCAGTTCAATCAGACGCTCGACGACACCCTGATCGGCGTGGGGTTGTTCAAGAGCCGAGGCATGGAGGGCGGCGAGGCCGCCATGCAGTACAGCCAGTCGCTCCAGAATCTGGCCACCGACACGAAGGCTCAAGCAGAACTTCAGAGCAAGCACGTCGAAGTCTTCGACAAAACGACGAAGAAGATGCGCGGGCTGACTGACATCCTCGGCGATGTCGTCAAGGCCACGAAGGATATGACGGAGCAGGATAGGACTGCCTTCGTGAGAAAGGCCCTCGGCACGAAGGGCATGGCCACGTACGACGCCGCGGCCAAGGCGACCTTCAAAACGATGGTCGACGGGAAAGAGGTCACGCTCCAGGGCGCCGAAGCGATCGCCGAGATGACGAAGCAGATGGGTGACGCGAAGAACGCCGCCCAAGATCTCACCGACGCAATGCTCGACGACATCGGCGGTCAGCAGGAGATGATCGGCAGCGCGCTCTCGACGATCAAGACGATGGTCGGCAAGCAGTTCGCGATCGCGCTGGAGCCCGCCGCGCGCGCGGTGGTCGGCATCATCCGCAAGATCGGTACCGTCATCCTCGAAATGCCCGAGCCGCTGAAGCAGGGCATCGCCAAGTTCGTGATCTTCGCCGGCGTCCTGACGACGGCCGCCGGCGCTCTGCTCGCTGGATCCGCGGGCATCGCGATCCTGATCCTCGGCCTGAAGATGATCGGCGCGACGATGCTGTCCGTGCTCATCCCCATGCTCGGGTTCGTCGCGATGATCGGGCTGGCCATCGCCGGGATTGCCGCCCTCCGCTACGCCGTGATGCACAACCTCGGCGGCATCGGCGACTTCATCCACAAGGTGATCGACCGGGTGGTGCTCACGTGGAAGGCGCTCGTCCAGCTCTTCACCCAGGGCGGCTTCTCGGGTGCGGTGCGCGAGGCGATGGGCGACAAGGCCAACGCGCCCATTCGCGAATTCGCGATCACGGTGTTCCTCTGGTTCAACCGGATCAAGAACTTCTTCAAGGGCCTGGCCGGCGGGTTCGAGGTCGCCATGCAGGCGGCCCGTCCCGCGTTCGCGGCGTTCGTCGGCGCGCTGGAGCACCTCGGCCGCATCTTCGGCATCGTGCAGGACGGCCCCGACGTGGCGAAGGGGAAGTTCATCGCGTGGGGCAAGGCCGGCGAGCGGGTCGGCGTGGCGCTCGGCGCCGTGATGGAGACCATCGTCACCGTGATGACGGCGGTGCTCGACATCGCCTCTGGCGTGGCGTCCGGCTTCTCGTCGATGAGCCCGATCACCAGCACGCTCGGCTCGTCGCTCGGGGTCCTGTTCGATGCCTTCGGCGAGATCGTCGACGCCATCATGGGCACAGACGGTGCCGTCGGGAACAACCGCAGCGGCTGGGAGACCCTCGGCCTCGTCATCGGGAAAGTCGTGGGCGCCATCGTGGGCGCCGTGTCGGTGCTGGTCACCGTGGTCGCCGAGGTCGCGGCGATCGTGGCCGGGGTGATCGGAGCCGTGCGCGCCAACATCAAAATGGCCATCGGGATCATCACGGGCCTGATCGATGTCGTCGTGGCGCTTCTGCACGGCGACTGGGCCGGCGCGTGGGAGAGCGCGAAGGGCATCGTCTTCAAGACCGTCGAGGGAATCCTCGACATCGTCGGGAGCCTGATCCAGGGCGTCGCCTCGGCCGTCGACAAGCTGGGCAAGCTCTTCGGGAAAGACCTCGGGTTCGCGAACAAGGTCGGCGAGATCCGGAGCCAGCTCGTCGGCGCAGCGCGCGATGCTCTCGCGACGCAGCAGCAGAAGGACGACGCAGCCAAAGACAAGGCGGCCTCCGACAAAAAAGAGAACCTCGTCGGCGACGGGTCGCGGGCGCGGCCGTTCATCGGTGTCCCGAACCCCCCCGCCTTCGGGCCCCCGGCCGCCGCCGGAACGGCGCCTGGTGTGGCCGCGACGGCGTCGGCCGCAGCGCCCGCAGCCGGGGACGCTGGCGCCGCCGCGGCCGCCGCGACCGGCGCCGCGGTCGCCGCCGCGCTCCGGTCCGCGCCCCCGGCGGTCGTCTCTGCGAAGCTCGTGTGCGACGGCGAGGTGATGGCCAAGGTCGTCACCAAGTACCAGCGCGCCGCGGCCTCCAGTGATGGTACTCCTACGGCGATCGACGAATAGCCATGACGCTCGAAGCCATGATCCCGGACCGCATGTCGGTCGAGAACCTCACGACGGGGACCGGCGTCTTTGCGCAGTTCAACCCCGACGAGGTCGATGAAAAGATCGGCGTCTCGTACAACCGCCTGGCGGTGCAGGGGCTGTCGCACCAGCCGATGCAGTACCAGTACACCGAGAACATGAAGATCTCGCTCACCCTCGGGTTCGAGGCGCTGTCGAAAGATGGCGGCGGGAGGACGTTCGACACGCGAAAATTCATGCTGTCGTTGCTCTACGCCGGCCGGAACGCGCAAGACATCATCGGCGGAGAGCCTCCAAGGGTGCTCTTCATCTGGCCCCAGCTCTACTCGATCAAGGTGCGAATCACCTCGTACAGCAACAGCATGAAGCGCTTCGCGCTGAACGGGCGCCCGACCTCGTTCTCGCTGAAGCTGGATCTGGAGTGGGTGCTCGATTCGAGGATGACCTCCGAGGACATATACGAGCACGGTACGCAGTTCAGCGGATCCGCCGCGCGAGGGGGTTAACGTGCCGCCGAATCGCTATTCCAGACACAGGTTCACCACGTCGGCGGCTGACCCGCTCGATGGTAACCTCGCGCTGTCGGAGCGCGAGGCGTTTACCTATCGAGAGCTGTCGGACAACCGGGTGCACCCCATCGTCGACGGCGACACGCTGCACAAGCTCGCCGGGCTCTACTTCGCCGGCCTTCCGCGCCCGTCGGGGCTCTGGTGGATCATTGCCGATTTTCAGCCGATTCCGATCTACGACCCGACGATCCCGCTGTCCACGCTGGCTGACAAAAACCTGATCATCCCCTCGGTGCGCACGGTGCAGGAGCTGATTCTCACGGATCGGCGCGCCGGCGAAGACTCGCGCGTGATCGTATGAGCGCACGAACCGGCGCAGAGGTCTTCCTGTCCGTCACCCTGGCTGGGGCGCAGGAGCCCGAGCGCCTCGACCTGTCGACGCGGTTCCTTGGGATCTCGTACGACGACGACGAGAAGAAGCCCGACAAGCTGATGCTCAGGGTCGACAACTTCGACCTCACCGAGTTCGAGCAGGACACCTGGCGCAAAGGCAACGTCATTCACGTGTCGTGGGGATACCACGGCGAGATGTCGCCCGAGCGCGAGTGCGTCATTCAGACCGTCAAGGGCAGCACCGAGCTGTCGATCGAGGCCAACGGCAAAGAAGCCGTGATGAATCGGAAGAAGAAGGGTCGAACCTTTCTCAACACGACTCGATCCGGCGCCGTCAAGAAGATCCTCAAGGAGTACAATATCACGTTCGCCGAGGCGAACATCGACGACACCGAGGTCGTATTCGAGCAGATTTCGCAGGCTGCGGTCACCTGCTACGAGTTCATTCGCGACCTCGCTCGGCGTGAGCGATTCGAGTTCTTCATCGACTTCGATGGTGGTCACTTCCACAAGCGCAGGACCGGTCAAAAGCCGCAGAGAGAGTTCGTCTACTACATCGATCCGAACCAGGGCGACATCATCACCTGGAACATCGACAACGACATCTCCGCGGGCAAACCTGGCGCCGTAAATCTCCAGGGGCGCGACCCGGACACGAAGGAAGACGTCGACGCGAAGGCCGACAATACCACCGTTACGCGCGATGGCCCGGGCGCGGTTCTCGAATCGATCGGGGAAGACGACGGCGCCGCGCACGACGTCGCGCTCGTCGCGAGCGAGCACGTCGCCCCCACGACCGAGGCGCAGCCGGCAGCCGAGCGCAAGGCCGCCGGCCTCTACACGCAGAGCCAGCTCGCGGCGGTGAAGCTCACGATGACGTGCTGGGGAGACCCGAACGTACTCGCCAAAAGCATCATCTCGATCGGCGGGCTCGGGCCGCTGTTCTCGGGGAATTACTACGTCAACTCGGTCAAGCACGACGTCGGTAGCGGCTACACGATGGTGATCAAGTGCTCCCGCGACGGCCACGGAAAATCGGGTGGCATGGCCGGGGACACGAAAACCAAGGCGAAGCTGAACGACGCCGACCCGCCGGCGAACGCCGATGGGTTGACGCCGGTCGAGAAGGTCGACGAGGAAGACGGGACCGCGACGCAGACCTTCCAGGACACGCGGGGCCGAGGGACGCAGTAGGCGCGCCTGCGCGTGCGCCGTTCTGGTAACCTGGAACGGTGAACCGGCTCCAGGTGATCGTGGCGAAGGCCCGGGCGCGCGCGTACGAGATCCGCAATGCCTCGCCGAGCTACCAGCGCGCGGCGAAGAGGCTCGGGCTGTGAAGCACCCACCGATCGAGCGTGCGCTCTCGCGTCGATCTCGGTAGCCTGGCGCGACCCGATGCAACCCATCATTTGCCTGGTCACCGGGGAGCTGCGCTACCCGTACGCCTACCCCGCCGTCGTGATCGATCGGGAAGACCCGAAGGGGCGGCATCGCGTCCGCGCCGCGATCCGAGGCTTCTTGCCGGAGGGCACCCAGTGGGCCTACCCGCTCACCGCCGGCGGCGGGAGCCCGCAGCGCGGCGGGCATGTCGTGCCCGATGTCGGCGCCGACGTCGTGATCTGGTTCCTCGGCGGGGACATCGAGCGCCCTGTCTACCAGTGCTTCAACTGGTCCGAGCGCAAGGGGGAGAGCGAGCTGCCGACGTCGATGCGTGACGCCGGCACGGATGCCCACCTCGTCCAGGCGATGGAGATCGGGCGCTACCTGCTCACGATCGACGAGCGCCCGGGCTCCCCTGGTCTGAGCATCGTTGACAAGCTCACGGGGGACAGCCTCGCCTTCGACGCGAAGACGCTCAGCGTGCAGCTCAAGGCGACGACGATTCTGAACCTGATCGCCGACGGCATCGTCAACATCGAAGGGTCGCAGGTGCAGATCAACGGGCGTCTCGTGACGCCGACCGGAAAGGGAATCTGATGGGCGTGGACTTCTTCCCAGTTATCGTCCCCGGGGTCGCCGAACTCTGCATCGAGATGCAGACGTCCCCCGGCGAGCTGTGCATCACCTTCCCGGGTGGGGGGCAGTTGTGCGCGCAGGCGGGCTTCGAGATGGGAGACCTCTCGGGGATCGCGCAGTCGCTCATGGCGCCGCTGAACGCCGTGCTGATGCCGCTGATCCCGATCTTTACGGTGTTCGAGGTGATCAAGCTGCTCTTCGACGCGATCAAGGCGGTACCCGCGCTGATCGGGCCACCCCCCGACCCGAGTAAGCTGCTGAAGATCATCCCCGAGATCGGCAAGGTCGTCGACAAGATCGTCTCGATGCTGCCGATGATGAGCGTGCCGCTGCTCGTGCGCGGGATCATCGACGTCTTGATCACCGCGCTGCTCGGGATCAAGATCGACCTGAAGGCGATGATCTCGGCCCTCGGGCGCGTCGCCGCGGCTCAGGCGAAGGCCGAGAACCTCGGCAACGTCGAGTTCTCGGCGGCGCTGGAGTGCGCGTCGGGGAACCTGGACATCCAGTTCGCGAACAAAAACGCCTCGCTCGCGCCGCTGAATCGGCTGCTCGGGGTGATAAACTTCTTCATGGACCTCGCGCAGCTCGGGTGCATCCCGGCCGTGCCGAGCTTCGACCACCTCGGCGACGGGGCCCTGAAGATCCTCGACAATGTGATCGCCCTTCTCCAGAAGATCCGCGACGCCATCAGCATCCCCGGGGCTGGGATCGGTGCCATGTCGGCGTCGCCCTGCGAGTAGGCGCACAGCGCTCGCCGAAGCGGCCCCGGGACTGATACAGTCCCGGGGCCATGTCGACCATCACGAAGACCAACATCATCCTCGACGCGACCTCGGCGAACAACTCGTTCTCGGCGGTCTGGTGGCTGTCGAGGTGCATGAAGAAGGCGGGATGGTCCGTCCTGGCTTCGAGCGATGGCACGACGAAGGATACGAGCGGGGTCGCCGCGAGCGACAAGTGGGGAGGGAACGCCGATCCGCTGCTCGACACCTACCCGACCGCGTTCGATGCGAAGGCCCCTTGGCTCGTGCTCGACGGGCCGCGGACGGTGAAGGTCAGCATCACCGCGGTGCCGACCGGAACCTTCCTCCGCGGTGAGGGGGTCACGCAGGCCACGTCGGGGGCGACGGGCGAGCTGCTCGGGTACGTCATCAACGCGGCTGGTAACTCGGGCTGGGCCATCATCATGCCGCGCACGGGCACGTTCAACGGAACGAACGTGATCACCGGCGACACGTCGGCCGCGACGCTCACGGCGACCGCCGTCGCTTTCTTCGCGCGGCAGGTCGTCTTCTGGAAGAGCATCTCGAACGTGACGGACGGCTCGGTCTACTACATCTGCGCCGACGTCGCGGCCGAGACCGCTCAGCTCTTCTCGACGTTGGCCGCGAACGCCAACTGCACCGCGACGATTGCTCCCGCGGGCTCGCCGACCGCGGGTAACCAGTTTCCGGTGCTGGCGATTTGCTGCCGAGGAACGAGCGCCGTTGCAGCAGGAGCTGCCGCTTCCCACCAGAACCTGTTCTGGACTTCGGCTAATCTTTTTGGTCGCGCCCAGATCGCCGCGGTAAACGCCGTTCCAGCTACGGGCGTATCGGCAGACGGTACGTTCTGGGTGGCGATCTCGAACACGTCAGCTGCAAATACGTTCATATCGTGGTCATTTCACCGTCTGGATGATAGTGAGCCGGGGGACGTCGAGCCGTTTGCGTGGTATTTCCCTAGTGGCGAGGGGGTTTCTGGGTCGACGAATCGTACCCAAGCAACATCCTCGAACGGAAACAACACCACTTGGAATAACATGTCCGGCGGGCTGATGAGCTGGCGTGGGTACTGCGCGCGCGGAACCGGTGGAGCAAAGGACGCTTTCGTCGCGCTTCAGGCTGCTGTCCCGAACGCTACTGGATCTAGCACGGCGGTGGCCGTGTCGAACGCGTCGGACACGATGCGCCTCGCCAATCACCCCGACGCCGTAGCACCCGTCACGCAAGAGCCTCTCTTCATCTTTTCAGACAAAACCGCGTTCAAGATCCGCAAGGGAGCCACGCGGTGGATGGTCGTCTATCCCATCGGAACTGGCCTCGACACGTTCGACTCGAAGCAGTGGATCGTCATCTTGACGCAGTCGTCGACGTCGAACCCTGCGATCGCCCTCGGCCCGTACGATGGCGCAACGACCCCTCTCCCGACGTGAGGTGAGAGATGGCATCCGCTAATCAAGGTCTGAGCTACTCGGTTGCGCGCCGTGACTCCCACGGCGCGTCGCGACTTCTGCCCGCCTACAGCAGCACGCCTGTAGGCGGCGCGGGCCGCTACGTGTCTCGCACGAGCATCACCCTGGAGAGCGAGCGCGGTATCTCGTTCTCGCTCTGGCGCGTCCGGGTGCCCTATCCCGCTTCCGACAGGACGTTGCCGGTCGTCGGGAACCTCGTGCCGTCGGTGCTTGCGCCGATCACGCGGGTCACGCCGGTACAATTTGACGTGACCGACAACTCTGGATTTGTGAGCATCGTTGTGCTCGCAGAGCCGCTAAATGGACCGCGCGCCGAGGTCGTCTTCGACGGCACGGTGTTCTTGGCACCGTTCTTGGCCTCGTCGACGCGTACGAGCATCACCAACGGGTATCGCTTCGTTCTCAACCGCGACGGCGGGTGGAACGCCGTGGTTATCTACTTCAAGGTCGTCGCGATTGACACGTTCGGCAATCAGTCGACACTGACGACCATCAACCACGCCTTCATTGATCCAGACCTGTCGGCGCCAAACGTTCATGCTTTTTCGCCGGCGCAGGGTGGGTCGGTGGATACGCTGTTGAACGTCGACTTCTCCGTCGACGACGTCGGCACGTCGCAGCTCTCGTCGGTGGTCGTGTCGGCGGCGATGCCGAATGGCAGCATCGAAGTGATTCACGATAATTCAACGTTCGGGGCCAACTACGCGGCGCTGTCCTCGCGGTCCGACAACGGCTCGGGGTGGGACTTCTCGATTCGGCGGTTGGCCAGCGGCGCGGGGTGGCCCGCGCCAGGTTTCACGATCGCGATCGTGGCCGTCGACCTGAACGGGATCGCGTCGACGACGCTGTATCCCGTCAACGTCATCAACATCGCCCCTGTCGTCGGCACCTTTTCCCCGGCGAACGCTGGCTCGCTGGCGAAGGCGGGCAGCGCGAGCTTCCACGTGACCGACGACGGCACCCTCGCGAAGATCCTGGTGTACGTCACGCACATCTCGGGGCTCGTCGAGCTGATCCACAACGGCACGAGCTTTCTCTCCCCGTACTCGGCGAGTTCGACCAGGAGTTCGATCACCGGCGGCTACGCCTACACGGTCACCCGAACCGGGGGATGGGCCGCGCAGGGCATCTCGCTGACCATCTTCGCGTCGGACACCGGAGGGCTTCAGACCACGGCGACCTACGCGCTCACCGTGACCGATGGCCCGGCGATCGGCGTGGCACCGCCGACCATCGGCGGCTTCTCACCGCCCGAGGGCACGCTCATCGATCGGACCGACGCGATCTCGTTCGACGTGCTGGACGACTCTGGTTCGCTGCAAGACGTTCTCGTGTGGGTGACGTACCCCGACGGGACGACCGAGATCGTGCACGACGGCACCGCCTTCGCGAGCAACTTCCTGGCCCTCTCTTTGCGCACCCCGAAGGGCAGCCCGGCGCTGGTCGAGACGGGGATCGCCTCGCCGTTCGCGCTCGCCGATCTCCAGACGTTGACGCTGCTCATCGACGGCGCGGCGCAGACGGTCACCTTCCACACGGCCGACTTCGTGACGATCGCGGCGGCGGCGGCGGCGGCGGTCGCGGACGCGATCCTCGGGGCGCTCGTCGGGGCGCTCGCCTACGCGAGCGAGAGCGGCACGAAGGTGTCGCTCGCCAGCGTGACGCTCGGCATCCTCTCGACGGTGCAGGTGACCGGGGGCACGGCGGCGGCGGCGCTCGGGTTCCCCTCGGCCAAGGTCATCGGTAGCGCCGGCTGGCGCTACCGGGTCCGGCATGTCGGAGGGTGGCCGGCGACGCCAACGCTTTCGGTTCGCGCCTTCGATGCGAACGGGAACGAGGGATCCTGATGCCGACCTGGCCCCTGAATCCAGACCCTGCGGCGGAGACGACGACCGACACCGGGCTCGTCGCGCTCGGGCAGCCGAGCTTCTTTGGCTTCGGTCTGCTCACGCCGTTCAGACGGGACCTGAAGAGCGACTTCGCGACCGGCGAGATCGTCGAGCTGGTCAAGTCCAACATCCGGCAGGTGCTCGGCACCCACGCGCGCAACGTGAACGGCGGTGGCGAGATCCCGTGGCGGACCGACTTCGGATCCTGGCTGCACATGATCCGGCACCGCGACCTCACCTACGCGACGCAAGAGGTGGCGCGGGTGTACGTCAGCGATGCTTTGGCGGCCTGGGAGCCCCGCGCGCGCGTGGCGAACAACGGGGTGCGCTTGACCTTGCTCAAGCGCACCCTTCACATCGCCGTAAAGTTTCATGTCGTTGTGCGAAGTACCGTGATCGCGCGCGACCAGGATGTGACGTTGCCCCTGCTTTCGCTGGGCGGTTGAGGGATCCATGTCGATCTTGCAGCGAGACAACGACTTCACGAACAAGGATTTCGACTCCTTGTCCGCGCGCTTCCAGAACGCGCTCGCGAGCGCGTTCCCGGACTGGAGCGAGAAGTCGCGGGCGAACTTCGGCAACATCCTCGCTGAGCAACCGTCGCACATTGGCGACGTGGTGCTCTATTACGTCGACCGGGCTGCGCGCGAGAGCCGCATCGGCACCGCGCAGCTCCGCCGGAGCATTCTCGGGATCTGCAAGCTCATCGGCTTCAGCCCTGCCGGCGCCGCCGCGGCGTCTGTTCTCGTCGTCTTCACCCTGGCGCTCTCGCTCCAGGGAACGCTGACCCTGCCGCGCGGAACGCACGTGAAGACGGCGCAGGTGACCGAGCCTGTTCGGTTCCAGCTCCTCGAAGATCTCGTTTTTCTTCCCGGCGAGACCGTCAAGACGGCGCTGGTCGAGCACTCGGATTTTGCGACCGATTCCTTCTCTTCGACCGGCCTCAGCGGGCAGCGCTTCTCGCTGAAGAGTACGCCGTACCTCGACGAATCGGCGGTCATCGTCGCGGCGAACGGGACGTACACGATCGTCAGCAACTTCCTGAAGTCGTCGATCACCAACCCGAACCAGGGGCGCGATTGCGTCGTCGTGGTCGACCAGGCCGACCGCGCCACGCTGCGCTTCGGCAACGGCATCAACGGCGCGATCCCCGTGGGAACCGTGACGATCGTCTACAAGGTCGGCGGCGGGGTGAAGGGGCGCCTCGAACCGAACACGCTGACGAAACTCGACGCCGGCCCGTTCAAAGACACGCTCGGCAACGGCGCGACGATCACCGTCAACAACCCGTTGAAGACCGAGGGGGCCGCCGATCGGCTTTCTGTCGAGCAGATCCGGCTCCTCGCGCCGGAGTCGATCCGCGTCATCGAGCGCGCGACGGCGCGCGAGGACTACGAGATCGTCGCGCGCTCGGTCGCGGGCGTCGCGCGCTCATTGCACCTGACGCGCAACGAAGACGTCGCGATCGACGAGAACGCCGGGATCACCTTCATCGTGCCGGCCGGCGGAGGGATCCCCACCCAGGCGCTGCTCGATCTGGTGCTTTCCCGCTTCCAACCGGTCGCCGGCTACCCGAAGCCCACGCATCCCAAGTCGAACACCTACAAGCTCGCGGTGCAGCGGCCGAGGTACCTCTCCGTGGACGTGGCGGTGAAGATCTTCAAGCGCACGGGGGTGACGGGGGCGGTGGCGAAGGCGAACATCCTCGCCGCGCTCGCGCGCTTCTTCGCGATCAGCGTCGACAAGGATGGGAACCCGTACGTCAACGGCACACCGAACCCGCTCATCGACTTCGGGTGGGCGCTGAAAGACGTCGACGGGAACCCGAGCGACACGCTGGCCTACAGCGACGTGATGGAGAGCGTTCGCGACGCTGTCGGGGTCCGCAAGCTGTCGGCGTTCGCGAGCGACTGCACGCTGAACCTGGCGCACGCCGACGTGCAGATCGGCCACTTCGAGTTCCCCATCCTTGGTGAGGTCACCATCGTCGACGGGGACACCGGGGCCACGCTGTGAGCGGCCCGGGCGTCCCGCTGAATCTTGGCTTCGAGCTGGCTGGCGCAAATCCGGGTGAAGCCGCTGGCTGGACGGTGATCGTCGTCTCGACAGCACAGGAGGTCGCCAACTACAACGGCGGCGCCGGCGCCCCGCTCTCCGCGGAGGCCTTCGACTCCGGCTGGAGCAACGACGCCTATCTGCGGGTATTCGATCCCCTGATCGATCTGACCAGCGCCGACTACTCCGCCGCGCTGGTCATGCCGGCGGCCAAGGCCGAGACGTTCGACATCGGCTGGGACTCGAACGAGATCTACATGTTCCAGCTCGGGACGAGCACCGCGGCCAGCTACGGGACCGCGCTGGAGGACTTCGAGGACTTCGATCAGGAATGGGACTCGAACGAGAGCTACATCACGTCGTTCGTCGGCGTCGGCACGGATCTCGTCGCGGCCGTGTACGGGGCGGGGACCGTGGACAGCTTCGACACGGGCTGGGGGAACACCGTTTACCAGACCACGTTGACCGTCGGCGTCGACGCCGTCTTGGCAGTGTACGACGGCTCCTTTGCCCCGCAGGACTTCGAGGACTTCGATCAGGTGCTCGCCGACGTCACCATCCTCGCCACCAACGCGTCCACCGACGAGTTCAAGCAGTCGCCCTCGGGAACGCTGACCACCGACGTGTCGGTGCGCTTCGTGAACAAGGTGGGAGGCAAGATCCCCGGCGGGATCAACGGGAAGCTCACCTACTGGATCGGCGACATCGACGGGACGCTCTTCGTCGTCGCGCTCTCTCCATGGTCGCTCGGCGGCACGCAGATCAACCTGATGGCTGACGCGGACGACGGCACCTTCGCGACCGCCGACCCGGCGCGGTACTGGGGCAGCGACTTCATCGCGAAATCGTTCTGAGGTTGCGTGCCACACTCGACGCCCATCCCCGCGTGATTTTGGGATAGGCTCGGCGCATGCGTCGGCTCTCGGTAGGTGCGATTCAGCAGCATGCGCAAAATCGTGTTCGTGCCGACCTCGTACAGCCGCGCGAGGACCACCCCCGTCTCGTTCGAGTCACGAATCTCATCGACCTGCTCCCGCGTGAGCTTTGCGCGGCCACCCCGATAGGGGTCGGGCTGAATGAGCCAGGTATCGAGTGCGTGTCGAATGTTGCCGCTCGGCTCCGTTCGTCGAACGAAGACCTCGCCGGTCATCATGTCGACCCGCAAACACCCCCCATCGATCGCAGCAAGCACGTCGGCTCGCCCAGCCGTCAGCTTCAGCCGTCCCATGTGTTGGACAAAATATCACGGGCGGAATGGTTGGATAATAGTGGCAAGCGGCAACTGGACACTGCTCAACAACTCCCTCTCGCAGGCGACGATCGACTACGGCGTCTCGGCGGGGTTCACCCCACCGAACGGCGGCGGCCCCTTCGTGTTCGGCTTCAACAGCCTGCTCACGTCCGCGGGGTGCGTCGGGTTCTACACGAACCAGAACAACTACGCGCCCACCCCGGCGCTGAAGGGCGGGTCGATCTCCTCGGCGATGAAGCGCGGGATCTCGGCCGGTACGATCGACTTCGCCCCGATGATCTTTGCTGGCCTTCAGGGCAACGACGTATCGAGCAGCGGCTACCTGCTCGGGCTGGGTGACGGCGCCGATCAGAACCACATCGTGCTCCGGAAAGGCTCCCCCATCACGAGCCTGCCGGACGTGGCGCCTGGAACGCAGGGAGTGCTCGCGCGCAGCTCCGCGGTGTACGCGGCCGACACCTGGCTGCACCTGCGCCTGGACATGATCGTCAACGCCAACGGCGAGACGATCATGAAGTGCTTCCAAAGCGACCTCGTCGCGCACACCGTGCTCAGCCCGGTATGGACGGCGATCCCCGGGATGCCCGACTTCTACGACGACCCGATCGGCGTGAACAGCGGCAGTCAGCCCTACACGACGAGCTACTTCGGGTGGGCGTTCTTCTCGAAGAACGTGAACCGCCGGGGCTACTTCAAGCAGTACAAAACGGCGCGGCAGACGTGAAACCGATGGCACTCCTCAGCAAGTCCGCGGTGCACAAGGCCAGGGCCTGGCTGGAGCGTCGTCAGCTTCGCTCGGTGGCGAAAGCCGAGGGCGAGTTCGACGAGTCGTCGCACCCGCGCTCCGACGATGGGAAGTTCGGCTCGGGCGGCGGCGGCGACAAGGCCCCCAAGGAAGCGCCGGCGCCGGCCCCCGCGGCGCCCAAGAAAGCACCCGCGCCGGCGGCGCCGAAAGAGCCCAAGAGCCCCGCGGCGCCCAAGGAACCCAAGGGCGAGAAGGCCCCGGAGGCGCCCCCGGTACCCGAGATGAGCCAGCACGCTGCGGCCGCCGCGGAGAAGACGGCCGTCGCGACCGAGGCCTCCGCGAACGCGAAGAACCTGAGCCGAGAGGCGAACGCCAACGCGGGGCCGCCGACGCCAACGTCGATGGGGGAGCACGAGCAGGCGCAGGCGGCGAACGCCGTCGCCGCCCAAGATCACCTCGCCGCCGCTCATGCCGACGCCGACGCCGCGAAGACCGCGGCGGCTGCCTTCCACGCGGCCACCGCCGCGGCGCAGGCGGCGACCTCCACGGCCCAGAGCGAGACGGACAAGGCCACCGCCGCGGCCGAAGCCGGGCAGCCCGATGTCGCGGCCACGCATACGGCCACCGCTGCCACGAAGACCGAAGAGGCCAAGGCGCAATCCGAGGCGGCGGCGGGGCACGCGGCCGCCTACACCGTCCACACCGAAGCTCTCGCTACCCATTCCGCCGCGGCGACGGAGCACGCCGCGGCGGCGACGGCGCACGATGCCGTGACGGCCGACGCGATCCGGCAGGTCGTCGAGAACAACGGCCTGAAGCAGAGCTACGGCGAGAAGATCGAGATCTACCGGAACACGATGGCCACGTACCGATCCACGCAGGCGAAGGAAGCGGATCTCGCCTGCACGAAGACCGGGAGTCGGTCGGATCACGCCGTGGCCATGGCGGCGCATACGCGCGCCGCGCTCGCGGCGAAGCTGGCCGGAAATCCGAGGGAGATGGAGAAGCACCAGGCGATCGCCTGGGAGCATCGCCACGCCGTGGAGCGCATCGACCGAGGCGGCACGCCGCGCCCGTACAAAATGCCCACCAGCGAGACCGGCAAGCCCGTCTCCGAGAAGCCGGCGGACGAGAGCGGGAAGAAGGAACCGAAGGGCGAAAAAAAGCCGAAGGGCGACAAGGAACCGAAGGGCGAAAAAAAGCCGAAGGGCGACAAGGAACCGAAGGGCGACACGGGCCCCAGCGAGACGCTCGACGTGCTCGGGATCGGCGAGATCTTCGGCGGTACGCTCAAGGATCTCTGGCACCAAATGCTCGGGGGTTGAGGTAAGCGATGGCGAGCCTCTCCCCGTGGAAAGCGGCCTTCGGCGCCGAGCAGGGGCGCATTCAGCCCCTCGGGTGGTCCGCACCCGAGGGCAGCTACGTCTTCGTGCTCGGTAGCGATCTCCCGGATCGGACGGCCTGGTTCGCGGTCGGCGACCGCATCACGGCGCAGCAGAGCTGCACCGTGCCGGTGCTCGCTACGCTGCTCCGCGCTCGCCTCAGGATCCGCGGCGCGAGCGCGATGCCAGCCGGCGTCGAGTGGGTCGTCAGCCTGCTGATCGACGGCGTCACGCTCTGGTCGCAGCCGCTGACCATCGGGAAGCAACGGGATCGCGCCGACGTCGGCGTCAACGTCGCCCACCTCGCCGGCGGCGATCACGTCTTCGCGTTCCGCTTGGAGCTGAGCTTCCTCGGGGGCCCGGGCGCGCCCTTTTACGATGTCGAGCTGCCAGCGGTCTACGTCGACGCGCTTCTCTTCGACGAGGACACGACGCGGCCGGCGCTGCTGAATCGCGACCCGGAGCCCGCCGACACTGGCGTCTTGGTCGACGCGAAGATCCGCCTCGACCTCACCGACATCGGCGCCACCGGTGTCGACCTGACCGCGACGACGATCACCGTCGACGGGGTCAACGCCTTCGTCAACGGCGTCTTTCAGCCGGGGTTCACCGGCCCTTCGTCGAGCCTGTTCGCTCCACAGGCCGACACCCGCCGGATCGTGCTCGATCCGGTTCTCCCGCTCAAGCACACGTCGACGGTGCAGATCGGCGTCGTGTCGGCCGTGATCGGCGGCAGCGCGACGCTGAACACCAGCTACAGCTTCCAGACCGAAGACCTGACCGCGCCGGCGCTCCTGACGGCGACGGGAACGGCGCAGCGGAAGATCCGGCTCGTGTTCAGCGAGGCTGTTCTCCGGGGCGACGGTACAGCGCCCGGCGACGCGCTCAACCCGGCGAACTACGTGATCACGATCATCCCCCCGGCGACCGGGTTTCAGATCGCGGTGACGCTCGTCGTGGTCTCGGTGCTCCCGGTCACGGGGGCCGAGGTCGACCTGATCACCGATATCGAGCAGACGCCTGGCGCCAGCTACTCGGTGACCGTCAACGACGTCGAGGACACCAACGGCAACGCCGCGTGGACCCCGACCAACGTCGCTCCGTTCAGCGGGTTTCAGCCCTACGTCCCGCCGGATCGAGACCGCGAGATCCTCTGGACGCTCCCGAACATGAACCTGGAGGAGGATGAGACGGAGGATCTTGCGAAGTTCGTCGCCTGCTGCGAGGAGCTGTTCAACCTGATCCTGGTCGACATCGACGCGTTCCCCGACATCGTCGATCCGGACACGGCGCCCGAGCGCTACGTCGACCTGATGCTGCGGGATCTCGGGAACCCCTTCGCCACCTTCTCGGCGTCCCTGAGCCTGATCGATAAGCAGCAACTCGCGCAGCTCCTCGTTCCGATCTACCGGAGCAAGGGAGTCGACCCTGGTATCGTCGACGCGATCCGGCTGCTCCTCGGCATCGAGGTGACGATCACGATCCCGGCGATCTCGATGCCCGGGCTCGGGCAGTGGACGCTCGGCGGAACCTGGGTGCTTGGGTCGAGCGACATCGGCACGCGCTTGACCTTCCACGTCAACGTCCCGCGCGTGCTCACCGATCTGGAGCGGGTGAAGATGAACGCCCTCATCGCGTACATGAAGCGCGAGGCCACCCACCATCGGATCATCGAACCGGCCGCGCCTCCCCCCGTCCCGGCGCACATGGTTCTCGGCCTCAGCCAGCTCGGCAAAAACTGGACGATGCACTAACCGATCGCGGGCGCGCCCGCGATCGGTTACGCTCGCGGCACACCATGGCACGCGCGGCACAGCTTTGCGCTGACCGTGCCCCACGGGTGACGGAGAGGCGACGAGCATGTCTGGCCGACGCGATTATTTCTACCTGCAACAGGTCACCGACGGCGAACTCGACTCGGGTTTCAATGAGCTGGAGAAGGCCGATCGGGCGATGATCCTCGCGCTCGGGATGGTCGGCATCACGACGAACCTGGACGTGGTGCAGCACGGCGCGGGGGACAGTACCGTCGACATCAGCGGGCTCGGGAAGGGCCACGACAAACTGGGCCAGTTCCTGAACGTGCCCAGCAACCAGAACGTCGATCTCTCCGTCGACTCGAATGGCCAAACCACGGCGATCTCGGCGTTCGGCCTGCACAGGATCGTCAGCGTTTTCCTGAAGTTCAACCGGACCCTCTCGGATCCGCGGGTCGACGGCAACTCGGACACCGTCTACTTCGTGCGCGACGAGTCGTTCACCTTCCTCGTCATCCAGGGGGCGGAGTCTGCCGGGATCCTCACGCCTCCCGCGCTTCAGACCGACGCGCTCTTGCTGGCCGACATCACGCGCGACTTCGGTGTCGCCGCGATCCTGAACAACCACATCAGCTACGCGCGGCGCGAAGACGCCTTCGGGATCTCGAACACGCCGAGGTCCATCCGGGCCGGCACGGCATCTGGGGCGATGACCCAGATGCTCCAGTTCTACTCGAACCACGTCAACGGGGTCGCCGACCAGCACCCGGCCGGGTCTTTGACCTACCTGGGAAGCGGGCCGTGGGCAAACGCCTCGACGATCGCCGCCGGCACCGTCGAAGCGACGTTCGACACGATGGTCGCGACGCTCGCCAGTTCGTCGTCGGGGAACAGCGGGGCGCACCTGCTCGGCAGCGATGCCATCGTCGGGACGGCCAATACGCTCGCCGCCGCAAGCATCTTCACGCAACTGGGCCGCTTGAAGCTGGCATCGAATCACGAGTACGGCGGGGGCGGCACGTGGGCGGATGGCACCACCAATCCGGCCGCCTCCTCCGAGGCGCAGCTCGACAAGATCATCTCCGACCTCGCCCCGACGACGGGCGGGGCGAGCGGGGCCCATCGCCTCGGATCCGCGCAGATAGCCGGCGGCAGCACCTACCTGGCCGCGGGGACGCTGTCCTCCCAGATTACCTCGCTGAAGTCGGCGGCGAACCTCGACCAGCCGGCGCGCACGACCTGGCTCGGCGGGCGCACCAACCCGGCGACGCGAGTCGACCTGGCGATCGACAAGATCATCACCGATCTCGGCGCGTCGGACGCGTCCGACGACGGCGCCGAGCGCATCGGATTCGCACCGTCGGGCAATATCGCGGCGACTGACGTCGCCGCGGCGATTCGCTTTCTCGACGCCGAGAAGGGAGGGCTTGCGATCTCGAACACGTGGGCGCTCCAGCAGACCTTCAGCGGCGGCATCACCGCGAACGGTAGCGCGGTGGTCAACAACACCTTGGCCGTCTCGGGAGTGTCGACGTTCAGCGGTAGCGCGGTGGTCAACAACACCTTGACCGTCTCGGGAGTGTCGACGTTCAACGGAGCGAACGCCGTCAACAACTCGACCACATACGCGGGGTCGACCGCCTGGCAGGCGATGCGCGGGCTCGACCGCCGCAGCTCGGGGGCAAGCACGTCGATCTCGATCGCCGCCGACTACGTCATCGTGGGAAGCCCGACGCTCCCGACGACTGTCGACGTGACTCGCCCGTCCGCGGCGACGGCGATCGGGACGATGATCACGGTCTACGCGATCGAGGAGACCGTCTCGAACTACGTCTTCCAGGACAACGGGACGACGATGGCGACCATGCCCCCCGGACCGCGCTCACCGAAGCAGTGGATCATGTTTGTTTGGTCGGGAACGGCCTGGATGGTCGGTCCGGCGTCGAGCACGATCACGATCGCCGCGGGCTACTGATCAGCGCGAGCACACGCCCTTCAGGCACACGCCGTTCCCCTTGACGTCGCAACAGTAGTTCCCGTCGAACACGGGGGACCAGTCGCATACTCCCGCCCGGCAAGAAGGCGCCGTGCAGGGGTCTGCCGGGGTCGGGCAATCGGACCAGTCGCGGCACATCGGGGCGCTGTCGAGGATCTTCGCGCCCGCGTCGTACTCGGGCACCCCGACGGGGATGCTGCCGCCCCCGCCGCACGCGGCCTCGTTCGAGGTCTCGGCGATCAGCGTGCAGCCGCACGCGGTCAAAAGGGCGATGAGGGTCAAGATCGGGAATGTCTTCATGTCGGGCTCCTGTCTAGGTCTTTGGCGGAAAGTACCCCCGAACCAGAGGTGCCCCGCTACTTTCGATCGCTTCCCCCCGGCACTACGCGCGGCTCGTCGTCGAGCAGGGGTCCAATTCGACTGCCTTGGCGCCCCCTGCTGTGCTGGTCACCTACACGCTGACCAACATCGACGACGGGTATTAATTCGACGACGGCGTCACGGTCAGCGTCGTCCCGCAGACCCACCCGTTCTTGGCCTGGCCGCCGCCCCACTCCTGCGCGAAGATGATGTAGTAGTACGAATCACCGACGACCTCGTTCAGCGGCATGACGATGTCGTGCGGCTGGCTGAAGGCGGCCGCCTTCTCGGCGCCCGGGTTGTAGACCGAGTAGGGGATCGCGTAGGGATCCCACGCGATCCCACCGATCTTGGTCTCGACCCCGTTGCGGCCGACCTTGCGAAATTCGAGGTACGGCAGCAGCTCGTCGTCGAGCGACGTATGCACGGCCGGCGCGATCCGGACCGTGATCGACGTCAGCGTCGATCCCATCGGCGCGAGGATCGGCTGCGTCGCGCCGCTGCCCGCCGGCACGATGCCTCCGGTGACGCCGGTCGGCACGTACTTCATGCTCCCGTCGTTCAGGGTGAACGGCGTGTTCAGATAGGGCACCTGGCTGGCGCACCGCAGCGTCAGGGGCCCGGTGCTGATCAGCCCGGAGCCATCTCTGATCTCGGTGGACCCGGCGGTATCGGGGTCTTCGATCTGGATCTCGTCCTCGCGAGTCACAGAAGAGAGGCACCCGAGCGTGGCGACGGCGAGCGACAGCGTCAGGCAATAAAACGGCAAAGCGATACGGTTCATGATGAGAGTCTCCCACTCGTGTTTAACTGCGATTCAACAAAATCGCCTATGCCTGAATTGTGTAGCAAATGGCAAGTCAGTTCTGTGAGCTGGGTGCCGATCGTGGTCGATTTGTGGAGCGGTTGCCGGCGAGGGCGATTCGCCCTACTCTGCCGCGATGCGCTCACAAGGATTGGTCGTTCTCCTCGTTTTCTGCGGAGCCGCGTGCTCTTCGGCGATCCAGGTGCAGGCCGCCACCGCCGGGGCCCTCGCTCTCGGCCTGGCGAAGATCGAACAGGACCAGGGGCTTGACCCTGTGGCCGAGCTGGACGACTCGTGATCCTGCGTCTGCCGGTGAATCTCTCGACGTTCGACCGCATCGATCAGCGGACGAGAAAAACAAGCAGCGTGCACTCGACGAGCAGCACGAGCGCGAGCCCTAACGCGCGCTTGTGCACGTGCCAGAACGATGGCTTTTGAGGCATGAGGGTGATGCGCGATTCGCGCGGAGCCTCGTCGTGCTCCACCGACTCGTTCACCTCGAAAGGCCAGGGCCGCGTCAGCGCCCGCGGGCGCTGACGCGGTGGCGCGTACCGCAGCGACGAGCCATCCCCGACCCTGGTCGTCGGACGGTCATCTGGTCTCTCGACGAGGGTCGGTGTCGACGAAGACCGCTCACGCATAATCTCCAGGATATCACCGCTCATCGAGGCGGCGCCTCACACTTTCGCGAAGGCGCGCGAGCTGCTCGGCGGAGAACGGCGGTTGACGCGGCGGCGCTGGCGCCTCGTCGAGCTTCGGAAGGTTCGAGCGCGCGAAGGCGGCGTTCGCGGCCGTGACATGCTGAACGAACCGATCTCCCGTCTGCGGATGGCGGCAGTCTCCGCACGACGTGCCCCCCGTCGCCGGGTAGAAGTAGAAGGCGGTCTCGCCGCAGATCTGGCAGAAGGCGCCGGCCTTGCTGGCGAACCAGCGCGCGGCGAGGCGCCTGAAGAGCGCCAGGTCGCCCTCGGGAGCCACGCGGTACCAGCGGGTCAGGTACTCGACCTCGTGGAACTGCCCCCCGCCTCGCCCGCCGATGCAGTAGGCGTAGCCGTCCCCGCGGTTCGGCAAGATCGACATCACCATCATCGAGGGGAAGTCGCTCGCGTTCCCTCGGCGATCGACCAGCACGTCGCCGGGCTTGATCAGCTCCACCGCCAGGTGCTCGGCGGTGAAGATGTCGATCGCGGGGAGGTGGCAGGCCTCGGCGGCGAGGCGTTCGTTCGTTCAGCCATCGGCCCGCCCCACTGCACGGGGCGGGCCACGGGATGCTTCTGGGGGCCGTGAATCCCTCGCGTTTCCCCAGGCGACGATAATGGTCACCTGGGGAAACGCGAGGGATTCTGCTTTTTGGCCTGCGAGGGGTCGATGAAGGTGGAAAGCGCCAGCGCCACGAGAAGTGCGGCGACGAGGGCGTACCCGAGCGAGGTCTGGTGCAGCCCGAGGATCCCGAAGAACACCCCGAGCCCGCCGACGACGGGCTGCTCCCATCTCGCCGCCCACCCGTGTTCACGCGGAAAGCCGCGCGGGGGTGGAGCAGAAGAAGGGCCCGATGGCTCGCGCGCGGCAGGCGTTCGGTACGGTGACATGGATGCGCTCGCAGCTCTGGTATGTTCGCGGGCGCATCCTGGCCGCCGAAGCCATCACGGGATAGCGAAATCGAGCAGCGCGCTCGCCGTCGTGGTCATCCCGGCCACCGCGGTCACCTGGACCGGGCTGCTGTTCACCGGATCCCCCGAGCCAGCGATGAAGCCGCCGTGGACGGTGTCCATGTAGCAGGAGAGCACGTAGTCGCCCGGCGTCACGTCGGCGAGCGTGAAGCTGGCCGTGGCCGCGGACGTCGCGAGCGGCACGTCCACGCGCGAGCGGTAGTACACGGGGCGCGCTCCGGGCTTCGGAAGAGCGCCATCCCAGTCGGTCGCGCGGAAGAGCGAGCAGTAGATCGGGTCGCCCGCGGCGGCATCGCCCTTGATCCCGGGGATGGTGTCGTTCCTGGACAGGCTCACCTCCACGGTGGCGCCGCCCGCGCCGACGGGAACGCTGTCCGGGTACCAGCAGTCGCACGCCGCGGTCCCGCCGCCGCTCGCGCACATCAGGCTCGCCGTCGCCGGCCAGTAGTAGCCGATGGCGAAGCACATCTCCGCCGGGTAGCCGAGGCGGTTAGGGCCGCTGTTCGACCAGTCGCACTTGACGTGCAGCGCGTCGGCCGTGCCGACGAGCTTTCCGTCATCGAACGTGGTGATCGCAGGGTTGTCCCAATGCGCCGTAGTGTAGAGCGGCTGACTCGCGCCGCCGCCGCCCGGAAGCAGATCCACCGAAACGAGCGTGCCGAAGCGGTGCATGTGGCCGAACATGGTGTGAATCGGCAGGTCCGACGGGGGCTTGCAGGTGACCTCCGCCGTGGCAACCCCGTTGGGCGGGACGTCGATGTTGCCTGTCCCGACGTAGTACGTAGAGGCTCTTTCCTTGACCGTCCCGGCCGTGGCGTAGAGCGCCGTGAACTCGCTCTTGACCTCGATCGGCTTCGAGGTGGTGTTGATGTAGTGCGTCTCCATCACGTACTGCTGATGGGCATTGACGTGAAAGCCCACGCCGTCGGGGAAGGTCGTTGTCTCGGCCGGCAGACCGGAGGCGAGGATCTGGCTCCACCCCGGCTGCCCTCCCTGGGAGCAAAGCGCGGGAGGGAGATCGACGTTGTGGTCGAGCGTGTAGACGATGAGGTGATGGCCACCCTCGCTCTGTGCCGAGGTGAAGCGCGTGATGTCCTCGGCATCGGTGTTGTCGCCGCGCACGTACGAACACATGATCAGCTCCTTTCCAGCGCCGACGGTGAACGTCCCCGCGGAGAATGACTCCTCCCGGATCGCGGGCGGGGTGCCGGTGGTAGATCCGCCGCTCCCGGGATCGTCCCCAGAGCACCCGACGAACGAGACGAGCAGTGAAACGATGGCGAGGATCGATTTGTGCATTGTAGCCTCTTTGCAAAGAATGGACGCCTCCGCCGAGGCGGCTTGGCTCGCTACCTCGACGGAGTCGACCATGGTAGTGAATGCGGCAGGTGAACGCCAGCCCCAAGGGGCTATTGGCATACGCAGATCTGCGTATGCCAATAGCCCCTTGGATATGATAGGCGCCCTCGGTTCGGGCTGCACCGGCGCTGTGCGAAGATCCTGGATCCCCAGCTCGTGCCCGAGTGCTCGGATGCGTTGTGCCGCCGGCGGGTAATGTATGCCTTTCGGCAAAAGCATACACCCCGCCGATCACGCCCCCTCCGACGGGTCGCCGAACAGGTTGAGCTGACCCTTCGGCCGCTTGATCGCGACGATCAGCGCCTCGGCGATCGCGTCGGTGCGCGCTTGCCCCTTGAGCGAGGCATCGATACTCGCCGACACCGCGGGCAGAAGCGCTTTCACCTGCTCCAGGCAGAAGCGCTTTCACCTGCTCCAGGCAGAAGGTGTAGACAGCGTCTTTCAACGCCGGATCGCTCTGGATCGCGGCGTGAACTCGCCAGGCATACGTTTTCGTCAGATCCGTCATGGCAATACCCCGAACGTCTCGGCGGCGTAGCTGAGAACGACTGAGGCTCCCCGGAGCTTCACCCCCTCGACGCGCGCCTTGATCACCATGTATCTCCTGCACGGTTCGTACCCGAACAGGCACTCGACAGCGCGGGACCTCGCCGGCGTGAAGAGCAGGAACCATCCAGGTACCTGCCACCATGAGAGCGTCTTCCGCATCTCGGCGAGCCGGAGATAGGTCACGAGCGCATCTCGTAGGGTGGGGGGCAGAGTCGGCATGTAGAGAATGGCCACGGTCGCATTCCTCGAAGCAGCCGCGACGAGGTCGGGCATGTTGATCTGGTTCACTGGGTCGCGTCCATGGCGGCGAGCGTCGCGGGCGAGATCTCGCCCCACGTCTCGGCGACCTCGACACGCAGGAAGCACTTCGTGCACTCGTACGCGAGGCGCGTTCTCTTGCCTCCCGAGCAGCCGCGCCGCTCCAGGTGTCCGTGGCGCTTCATCGGCAGGCCACAGCACACGAGGATGGTCGTGATCTTGGTCGTGATGTCGTCTTTCATGAAGGTTCCGTCGGGTCCGAGAGGGTGAGAACCCAGCACCAGCGCGCTGCGGGGATCCGCAGAATCAGCTGCGGCGCAGGCGTCGACTCGTGCCACACGTCGACCTCCTTGTGGTTGAGCCAGTCGGAAGTGAGCTTGTGCACCTCCGCCATCTGCTGGATGGGTAGGACCCCCAGCAGCGGATGCGCGACGACGTTGTGGGCGATCCAGAGGGCGTGGTGTCGCAGTCGCGGGTGCGGTTTCCCGTCTGCGATGAAGGCGGCCAGCCTCTGCTCGTAGCGCTCCCAACTCGTCTGCGCGCCGGCACGTGCCGGCGCATCTTCAAAGAACATCTCGGTGCCTCTCGGTTGTTTTCCGATGCACGACGTGCGCCACCCCTTGACGTTTGCTCACTACAAACGTCCCGGGCTGGCCGTCGGGGACTCGACGGTGATCTTGCCGCCGTGAACCCGGATGACGGTGTCGGCCATCTTGATCACGTCGGGGCGATGCGAGACGAACAGCACCTTGCTGGCCTTCGCCAGCTTCACGGCGTGACGCAGCATGTCCATGAAGATCGGGCCGTTCTCTTCGTCGAGCCCGTCGCCGCTCTCGTCGCGGATCAGGGTGGCGCCGACCTGGCCCGACCTGCGGCACCCGAGCACGGAGATCGCGTCGGTGATCGCCTCGCCGACGATGACCTTCTCCCCCCCGCTCAGGTACTCGCCCGGGATCGTGATGTTCTTCGTGGCGTCGTAGACGTTGACGATGCAGTCCTCGATCTCGCCCTTCCCGCGCGACCGTTCCCGCGTCGTTTTGATGTCGATGGTCCAGCGGGGGCCGTGGCACGTGCGCAGGATCAGGTTGGCCAGCGCCGATAGATCGGGCCCGGCCGCGTCGATCTCCAGGGCCTGCATCTCGGCCAGGTCCCCGAGGATGTGCTCGGCATCGGCGAGCACAGACGCCTTCTGGCGTCGTTGCTCGGTCATGTCTTCGACCAGGCTCGCCGCGGCGCGCGCGGTTTCGAGCTGCTCATCGAGGCGAACCGCCGCGCCGATGGCGGCGTCGAGCACCACCTGCTTGTCGAGCACGTCAGCCTCCGCGCGCGCGACGTCTCCCAAGCTCGGGCCATCGGCGCCGCCGAGAGCGGGAAGCTCGGCGAGCCGCCCGGTCAGGGAATCCACAGCGATCGTCTCGGCGGCTTCGGTGGGCAGCAGCTCGGCGATACGAGCCTCTGCATTGGCCAGCGGTGCGAGAAACGAGGCGTATTGCTCCAGGCTCGCATCCTCGGCGCGGTGCCGCGCGATCCTGTCCTCGATCGCGCTACAGCGGATCTTCTCGGCTGCCGCGGTCTGGGCTGCCTCGGCGATCTCCTGGGTTGCACGAGCGATCGCAGCCTCTTCGGTGGCGATCGCGGTCTCCTCGGCGGCGATCGCCTCTTCGGCGGCGTCGATCTCGCCCTGGCGCGCGGCGAGGCGCTCGGCGGCCGCGAGCGCCTCGCGCGCCTGATCCAG